TGACCAAAGCCGCAGAGGAAGGGCGCACGCTGGATGTGGAGGAGGAAGAGCATTACGACAACACCGCAGCGGAAATCCGTCAGGTGGATGCGCACCTGAAGCGCCTGCGTGAACTGGAAGCCGGTAAGGCCGCCACGGCGCAGCCGGTGAAACAGGCCGGTAACGGGAATGTGGCCGCGGTGGCTTCTGCGCCGGTGATCCGTGTGGAGCAGAAACTGGATAAGGGGATTGGCTTCGCCCGCTTTGCCAAATCGCTGGCTGCGGCTAAAGGCGTCCGATCTGAAGCCCTGGAAGTGGCCCGTCGTCAGTATCCGGATGACAGTCGTCTGCATCATGTCCTGAAATCGGCAGTGGGCGCGGGGACCACCACGGATCCGCAGTGGGCAGGCAGCCTGTCTGAATATCAGGAATACGCACAGGACTTTATTGATTACCTGCGTCCGCAGACCATTATCGGGCGATTTGGTCAGGGCGGGATCCCTGCACTTCGTCAGGTGCCATTCAATATCCGTGTGCACGCCCAGGTGTCCGGCGGTGCTGCCGGCTGGGTGGGTGAGGGTAAGGCAAAACCCCTGACGAAGTTTGATTTTGAATCCATCACCTTCAGTCATGCGAAGGTGTCGGCCATTGCGGTACTGACGGAAGAATTGATCCGTTTTTCCAGTCCGGCTGCTGATGCACTGGTCCGTAATGCGCTGGCGGAAGCGGTGGTGGCGCGTCTGGATACAGACTTTGTGGACCCGAAAAAAGCCGCAGTGGCAGATGTCTCCCCGGCGTCCATCACCCATGATGTGAAGGGCACGGCATCAACCGGTAACCCGGATGCGGATGCCGAGGCTGCGTTTGGACAGTTTGTGGCAGCAAACCTGCAGCCCACCGGTGCGGTCTGGCTGATGTCCAGCACCAATGCCCTGGCACTGTCCATGCGTAAAAATGCGCTGGGTCAGAAGGAATACCCGGACATGACCCTGCTGGGTGGCTCCTTCCAGGGGCTGCCGGTGATTGTCTCCCAGTACGTGGGTGACCAGCTGGTGCTGGTGAATGCCCCGGATATTTATCTGGCGGATGACGGCGGCGTGGCAGTGGATATGTCCCGCGAGGCATCACTGGAAATGCAGTCTGAGCCGGGCGGCGACAGTACCACGCCGTCCCCGGTGGAGCTGGTTTCCATGTTCCAGACAGGCAGCGTGGCCATCCGTGCGGAGCGCTGGATCAACTGGCGTCGTCGCCGTACTGCGGCGGTGGCGGTGATCACCGGAGTGAACTACGGCAGTGCGTCCGGCGGCTGAGTCTGATAAGGAGGACGGGAGGCGTGCGCCTCCCGTAACAGGTTATGGCAAAGATCCGATATCTGCAGGGCACGCATGATGCCCGGGCCGGGGATATCCGTGATGTGGCACAGCCGTGTGCGGAGGTGCTGGTTCGCCTGGGGAAGGCGGAGTACATCACAGCGCGACGTCCGGCAGGTCAGAAAAAGAAACGTGATGCGGAGCATGGCGAATGTGGAACCTTTTACGGCGAACCCGAAAAAACCAGAAATCAGGACGTGACGTAAGAGAGGCGGGCTGGACCAGCCTGTTTCAGGCGGTGGCTGAGCCCTTTTCCGGCGCCTGGCAGCAGGGCGTGAAAGCCGATCCTGAAGCCGTCCTCTCCTTTCATGCGGTGTTTGCATGTATTTCGCTGATATCCCAGGATATCGCCAAAATGCGGCTGCGTCTTATGCAGACGGATGCGCATGGGATACGCAGGGAAACGCGCCGGGGGGATATTGCCCGCCTCTGTCGTCGTCCCAACGCCCAGCAGAACCGCATCCAGTTTTTTGAACTGTGGCTGAACGCCAAACTGCGTCATGGCAATACGGTGGTGCTGAAAATCCGTAATGCCCGGGGGCAGATCAAAGAACTGCGTATTCTGGACTGGAGCCGGGTTGAACCTCTGGTGGCGGATGACGGCGAGGTGTTCTACCGCATCACGCCGGACCGGAACTGCGGGATCACGGAGGCGGTGACGGTGCCTGCCCGGGAAGTGATCCACGACCGGTTTAACTGTTTTTTTCATCCGCTTATAGGATTGCCGCCGGTGTATGCCGCCGGGCTGGCGGCCACGCAGGGGCATCATATTCAGGAAAATTCGACGTCTTTTTTCAGAAATGGCGGCAGGCCGTCCGGGGTGATTGAGATCCCCGGCAGTATTACGGAAGAAAATGCGAAAAAACTGAAGAGCAACTGGGACAGCGGGTATACAGGCGAAAATGCGGGGAAAACGGCCATTCTGAGCAACGGGGCAAAATACAACCCCACGACGTTTTCACCGGTGGATGCGCAGACGGTGGAACAACTGAAGATGACCGCTGAAATTGTCTGTTCGGTGTTCCGTGTCCCGGCCTACAAGATTGGCGTGGGACAACCGCCTTCCAGTGACAACGTGGAGGCGCTGGAGCAGCAGTATTATTCCCAGTGTCTGCAGACGCTGATTGAGTCCATTGAACTGTTACTGGATGAGGCGCTGGAAACGGGGGAAAACGAGAGTACAGAATTTGATGTCACCACGCTGCTGAGAATGGACAGTGAGCGGCGCATGAAAACGCTGGGGGATGCGGTGAAAAATACGCTTCTCACGCCCAATGAGGCCCGTAAACGGGAGAACCTGCCGCCCCTGGCCGGCGGTGATGCACTGTATCTTCAGCAGCAGAACTACAGTCTGGAGGCGCTGTCCCGTCGTGATGCCCGTGAGGATCCGTTCGCGTCTGCCGGGAAAACAGTTTCATCACAGCTGCCTGACGGCGCATCTGACGGTAATAAGGCAATCAGTGAAACAGAGCATGATGCGGTGAAAGCGATGTTCAGGGGGGATACTGAGAAAATGACGGAACGGGAACTGTCCATTATTCGTGCACTGGGAGAAGAATTTTCCACAGTGCTGGCGGATTTACAGCGCACATTTGAGGAGAAAATAGCCGCGCAGGCACAAACGTTTGAAGAGAAACTGGCTTCTCAGTCTGTGGTATTACAGAAGTGCGTGACGGGTGATGATGTGCGTCCGATGCTTGAGCAGATGGTGAAAGAGGCAGTGAGCCATATTCCTGTTCCGCGCGACGGTCGTGACTACGATCCGGATGTTCTGCAGAAGGCGGTGAATGATGCGGTTGCGAATATTCCGGTACCGGCAGACGGCAAAAGTATCACCCCGGATGATGTGCGTCCGATGCTTGAGCAGATGGTGAAAGAGGCAGTGAGCCATATTCCTGTTCCGCGCGACGGTCGTGACTACGATCCGGATGTTCTGCAGAAGGCGGTGAATGATGCGGTCGCGAAAATACCGGTACCGGCAGACGGTAAAAGTATCACTCCGGATGATGTGCATCCGATGCTTGAACAGATGGTGAAGGAGGCTGTAAGCCATATTCCTGCTCCGCGTGACGGTCGTGATTATGATCCGGAAGTACTGAAGCAGGCGGTGAATGATGCGGTTGCGAATATTCCGGTACCGGCGGACGGCAAAAGTATCACTCCGGATGATGTGCGTCCGATGCTTGAACAGATGGTGAAGGAGGCGGTAAGCCATATTCCTGTTCCGCGTGATGGTCGTGACTACGATCCGGATGTTCTGCAGAAGGCGGTTCTGGATGCGGTGAGTGCCCTGCCGGCTCCGCAGGACGGGCGTGATGCCACGGCACTGGAAATACTCCCCGCCATTGACGATCAAAAATCCTTTCCCCGGGGCACGTATGCCACACACCAGGGCGGACTCTGGCGGGCGTATGAAAAAACGCACGGGATGCGGGGATGGGAATGCCTGGTTGACGGGGTGGCGGATATTGACGTCAGCATGACGGGTGAACGGTCGTTCTCTGTGGTGGTCCGGCAGAGCAGTGGCCAGCGTACGGAAAAAACATTTTCCCTGCCGGTGATGCTCTACCGTGGTGTGTTCAGAATCGGCGAAACTTACCACCCCGGCGATACGGTGACGTGGGGGGCTCGTTGTGGCACTGCAACAGTATGACCGGTGATAAGCCCGGAGAAGCTCATTCATCAGGCTGGACTCTGGCTGCAAAACGTGGGCGGGATGCAGGAGGTGGAAAGTGACAGCATTACTGACACTGGAAGAAATCAAGGCACATCTGCGTGTTGACCATGACGCGGATGATGAGATGCTGATGGACAAGGTTCGTCAGGCTACCGCCGTGCTGCTGGCCTACATCCAGGGCAGCCGGGATAAAGTGATTAGTGAGGACGGTGAGCTGATCCCTGGTGAGGCATTAACCCGGATGAAGGGGGCTGCCATGCGACTGACCGGGATGCTGTACCGGAATCCGGATCTTGCTGAGCGGGAAGACCTCGTGCAGGGGGAACTGCCGTTTTCTGTTTCCGTGCTGATTTACGATTTGCGTTGTCCGACGGTGTTATGAGGAGGGGGAATGGCAATATCTGCAGGTCGTCTGACACAGATGATAAGTGTTCTGAACCCGGTGTTAACCCGTAATGCTGCCGGAGAAATGACGGAAGAATGGGTGTCATGCGGGAAAATTCATGCGGATATCCGGGGCAGGAGCAGCCGGGAGCGGATGCAGTCCGGTGCGGAAATGGCGCAGGCGGAAATCCGCATCTGGGTACGCGGTCAGTCTGGTCGTGAAATCACGGCGGCGTCACGACTTCATGTGCTGAGTGGTCCCTGGCGTGACCATGTCCTGAATGTCGTCGGGGTCCCGGTTCCGGATGCAACCGGCGGGCGTCTGGAAATTCTCTGTCGGCTGGGAGGGGAAAAATGATCGAAACCCTGCTGGATTTTTCGGGGCTGGAGGACATCAGCCGCGATTTGCAGCTTCTGAGTGGTGCGGAAAATAACCGGGTGCTGCGTGAGGCAACCCGTGCGGGTGCGAATGTGCTGAAAGAAGAAGTGGTGTCACGGGCACCGGTACGCAGGGGAAAACTTCGCCGCAATGTGGTGGTCCTTTCCCGGTGCTCCCGCGATGGCGGGATGGAATCCGGTGTGCATATCCGGGGTGTTAATCCGGACACCGGTAACAGCGATAACACCATGAAGGCGGATAACCCGCGCAATGCTTTCTACTGGCGGTTTGTGGAAATGGGGACCGTGAATATGCCACCGCACCCGTTTGTGCGCCCGGCATTTGATGTGCGCAGTGAACAGGCGGCACAGGTGGCGATTGCGCGGATGAACCGGGCCATTGATGAGGTACTGAGACGATGACGGAGGCGGATTTGTATCCTCATCTGGCGCATCTTGCCGGCGGGCAGGTGTACCCGTATGTGGTCCCCCTGCTGGATGGCAGGCCGTCGGTGGCGCTTCCGTGGGTGGTTTTCAGCCTGATTTCATCGGTGTCAGCGGACGTGATGGGCGGGCAGGCGGAGTCCTCAGTGTCGGTGCAGATAGACGTTTATGCCGGGACTGTGACGCAGGCGCGTCAGATACGTCAGGACGCCCGTGAAGCCATAATGCTGCTGGCCCCGGGATCCGTCAGTGAAATGCAGGACTATATTCCGGAAAACCGCTGTTACCGTGCAACCCTGGAGTTTCAGGTCACGGTGTGACTTTTTCTTTTTTCTACAAAACCCATACCCCGCCGCGTGCGGGTTTTTTATTATCAGGAGGCAGAATGTCTGCTTTGTATGAACGCTCACAGCTGACGCAGGTGATGATTTCATCTGCCCCGGCGACTGCTGAAACTATGGATAAGGCGGAATATCTGCGCCTGGACTGCACCATCAAGGAAGTGCAGTTCACCGCCGGGCAGAAACAGGATATTGATGTGACCACGCTCTGCTCCACAGAGCAGGAGAACATCAATGGTCTGGGGGCGTCGTCTGAGATTTCCATGTCGGGCAATTTTTATCTGAATCAGGCCCAGAACGCCCTGCGTGATGCCTATGACAATGACGCGTTGTATGCGTTTAAGGTGCTGTTTCCGTCCGGTAAGGGCTTTAAATTCCTGGCGGAAGTGCGCCAGCACACCTGGTCATCCGGTACCAACGGCGTGGTGGCTGCAACGTTCTCACTGCGTCTGAAAGGCAAACCGGTGTCCTTTGTGGTACCGCTGGCGTTTGTGAAAAATCTGGATAAGACACTTACCGTGAATACCGGTGCGCTGCTGACAATGTCAGTCAGTGCCAACGGGGGAACGCCGCCGTATAAATACGCCTGGAAGAAGGATGGTCAGCCGGTTGACGGGCAGACGACAGACACCTTCAGTAAGCCAGGTGCGCAGTCCGCTGATGCGGGGAAATATACCTGTGTGGTGACCGATTCGGCAGAGAAAGCACAGAGTGTGACGTCTGTTGAATGCACCGTGACAGTGAGCGCAGCCGCCGGATAAGGGGATGGGTCATCATGAAAAAGGATCTGAAAACGCTGGCGCTGGCCAGACTGTCAGGGTTTCGTCATAAAACGGTGAAGGTGCCGGAATGGAGAAATGTCAGCGTGGTGCTGCGGGAGCCTTCGGCAGAGGCCTGGTATCTGTGGCAGGAAGTGCTCAATGGTGATGGAGAGGATGACGATACCCTGTCGGTGGTGGCGAAAACCCGCCGTAACCTGGAAGCGGATGTGACGCTGTTCTGCGATGTCCTGTGTGATACTGACCTGCAACGGGTGTT